AATTATTCCTATGTTAAAAGAATATTTAGAAATCAACGTTAAAAACGATGACCAATTAGTGAAGGTAGCTGCTATCGTACAGCGTATAATAGCCGCTGAAAGTAAAGGTGGTTCAGAAGAGGAGTTTGGTTTATCTGATGCTGAAAAAGAACAACTATTGGGTGCAATAGAAGATGCTGCTACAGATTTACAAAATCATTCAGATGAAATAACAGATGATATGAAAAGGATTGAGAATTAATGGCATATCGCAAAGCAAAAACTATTTTAAATAGGCGTGTTGACAAAACAGGTTATACAAATTACAATGATGTATATAATATAATAAATGAGAATGTAGACCAAATATCAGAGTTTTATGAGTTAGAACCAGCAATAGTAACAAAAGTCTATGTCAATCCTAATGATCCTGATTTTCCGATCATAGATAACTCTAATAATGAGAACATAATAGATTATTCTTACTTTGGAACTATAAAAGCTACATTTATTTATAGTCAAAATAAAGGAGATGAGATTGCCGAATATATCAAACCACTTTCTTCTCATATAACAGTATACCCGACAAAAGGAGAAGTGGTTAATGTTGCTAAACACGGTGGACAATACTATTACTATTTTCCTTTAAATTTAAGAAATAGTGTAAATATAAACAGAGCAGTAGGAGAAGCCGGAGAAGGTGAAGTATTAGAACAACGCACTAAATATAATAGAGGAATATTAGGAGAACAAGGAGATATAGTTTTAAATGGTAGATTTGGACAAGCAATAAAATTTGGTAGTGATAAACTATTTATAAATCCTGATATTAAAATAACAAATAAACAATTTTTGGATGAAAATAAAAAAGATAATGATAATTTTCCACATTTTCAAAGCATCAACGATGATGGCTCTTCAATTTTTATTACCTCAGGATTAACTCAAAAACCAGGAGAAGTTTTATCCCCAGCTGCTCCATCAAAAACATGGCCTCCAAATATAGGCAATATAATGAATGGAAATATGGTTACTATAAATTCTGATAAGCTAGTTTTTAATGCTAAGGGTGATGGTACTATAAATAAATCAAATGGTGATATTCATATGTTAGCAAACAGAAATATAAACCTAAGCTCAAGAACTTCTGTCAATATTGAAGTTGAGGGTGATGGTACTATAAATTTAGGAGATTCTGATAGTCAAAATCCTGCAGTTAAAGGGAAAGAATTGGATGAATTATTTTTAGCATTATTTTCAAATCTTAAAACTTTTGCTAATCAATTAAGTTCTAAGAGTATCGGACCACTTCAAATTTCAGCTGCAGCTGTTGAGTTTAAAGAACTTATGGAAAATTTAGAACCAAAAATTTCATCTATTTTAAGTAATAAAGTTAGAATAGCTAATGACAAAGGAGTTATAAATGAGTAAAACATCCGATGCACTAAGAAAACTTATACAGACAGAGATTAATAAACGACGTGAAAAAGTAGATGATAAAGTAGATTCATTAACACAACAAGTTCGTTCAGGTAATGAAAATGTTGGAAAAGTAATTAGTGAAATAGATAAATTAATAAGTGATTTTAAAAAAGCTAGAAAAGTGGTAGATGATACAGTAAAAACAACTGATAGAGCGAGAAAATCTATAGACCTCAGTAAGAAAGCTGCTGAAATTGTAGAGAAAGCTTCTACTATAGCTTCATCATTAAATCCAGCAGCCGCTGCTGCTGCGTATGTTCAGAAAGAAATAATTAGCAAAGTTGGAGTAGAACTTGAGGATGTCAAAAAAGAGTTAGATGTAGTTCCAAAAATCTTAGAAAATTTAGATGATTTTATAGACAAAACGCAATCAAAATTAAAAAAGTTAAATAATGAAATAAAAGAAGCTAAAAGAATTAGGAAAGAAAGAAGAGAAATGTTATCTTAGTATATTTATATAAAACAGTAAGGAGTTAGTTATGGCTAAAACATCAAAATTAGTTAGTTTAATTAAAGAAATAGTTAGACAGGAAGTACAAAAAGAAGTTAGGGAGATATTTATAAAGGAAGGAATGAAGTCTATGGCTCAACAATCTACTTTAGTAGAAGATAAAGTTGTAGAGGTTCTACCTAAAAGAAAACCCAAACCTAAAGAAAAAGTTACATATACAAAAAATCCTGTGTTGAATGATATTTTAAACGAAACAGCTAATGCTGAGGAAATGGATGAGTATCCAACAATGGGCGGCGGAACTTTTGATAGTTCGAAAATGGCTGAAACTATGGGTTATAGTGGAATGATGGGTAGTGCTGAAGATAAAAGAAAAGTTGCTGCTATACAAACTGCTCAAGCAGCTGGTGCTAATACATCAAATAAAGCAGTTCAAGATGTAATGGATAACTTAACAAAAGATTACAGTGGAGTAATGAAAGCTTTAAAAAAGAGAGATAATAAGTAATGAGTGTAATTGAAAACGATTTAGATGAAGATGTTTACATTGGTTTTAAACTACCATTAGATCATAATCGTAATGGATTTTTTAGTAGAACAAAAACTTCTGTAGAACAATCTAAATACAACATTAAAAATCTTTTATTAACAAAAAAAGGTGAAAGACTTGGAAATCCACAATTTGGATCAGATTTAATTAATGTTTTGTTTGAACAAGAAGAAGATGTCGAAAGTAAAATAGAAGAATCAATTCGTTCTTCTGTAAGCCAATTCTTACCTTTCGTAAATATTGTAAAGCTTGATATTAACTTTTCTGAAAGTACTAAGAATTTAGTGAATATCGAATTACACTTTTCTTTAAATACGGATTTAACTAATGTTGAAAAGTTAACAATAGATACAAAAAGTTATTCTAATAATTAAGAATAAACGGAGATAGATAATGCCTTATTCTACACCAAAAAAATCAGTAAAAGAAGTTAGATATTTAAATAAAGATTTTAAATCTTTTAAAGAAAATTTAATTGAATTTACTAAAATATATTTTCCAAGAGAATACAATGATTTTAACGAATCTTCTCCTGGTATGATGTTTATTGAGATGGCATCGTATGTAGGAGATGTTCTATCTTATTATGTAGATAATCAATTTAAAGAAAGTCTAATGGCATTTGCTGAAGAGAAAAGAACTGTTTATAATATGGCACAATCTTTAGGATATAAACCTAAATTGGCTACACCAGCAACAGCAATATTGGATATATACCAAACTGTTCCAGCTACTGTAAGTGGAACGGGAGATGATACTGTTGCTACTCCTGATTTGAATTATGCTTTAACTGTTAAAGAAGGTATGCAAGTAACATCGGAGACAGGAGTAGTTTTTACTTTACAAGAAGATTGTAATTTTAGTTTCGAAAGTATTTCAGAACCAAAGGATACTACTATATATGAATCAAATGTTGTTCCCGTAACATACTTACTTAAAAAATCTGGTAAAGTTATTAGTGGAGAAGTTACTACAGATTATTTTACATTCAATACTGCTGAAAAGTATAAAAGAATAGCTTTAGCCAATTCAAACGTAACAGAAATAATTTCTTGTAAAGATAGTGATGGTAATGATTGGCATGAAGTTCCTTTTTTAGCTCAAGATACAGTATTTACAGATATGGAAAATACATCTAAGAATGATGATGAACTTCATACCTATTCTGACCAATCTCCTTACTTACTTAAACTTTTAAAAACTACAAGAAGATTTACTACATTTATTAGAGAGGATGGTAAAACAGAATTAAGATTTGGTGCTGGAACATCAGATAGTCCTGATGAGGAGATAGTTCCAAATCCAAATGAGGTTGGTTCTTCTCTAACAGGTTCCCCATCTAAGTTAGGACAAGCTCTTGATCCCTCTAATTTTTTAACGACTAAAGCATATGGACAAACACCATCTAATACTCAATTAACAATTACATATAGACATGGTGGTGGTGTAGATCATAACGTTATATCTAATAGCATTAGAGCCATAGAATCTTCAAGAGTTGTTTTAGATGAGACAGGATTAGAAACAGCATTAGTGAGTTCTACTAGAAATTCAATAGCTATAAATAATCCTTTACCTGCTTCAGGCGGCAAAGGTGCTCAAAGTGTTATTGAGGTTAAAAATAATACATTAGCTTACTTTCAAGCACAACAAAGAGCAGTTACTAAAGAAGATTATATTACAAGAGTTTACGCTTTACCTG